CGTTGGCGTAATTCCCGCATCAGATAAACCATATTCAATCATATATTTTCTTTGATTTATATAATGTCTACCAAAATGTAATGTCATATTTTTTTCTATCGTTTCAAACGTTTCGGTAACTGTACTAACTAAGTGGTGGATTCCGAATACAATATATTTTTTGTTGATAGGGGTCATATAATCAATCATCGCTTCTATATATTCAATCAGTTCGGCTGAGGTACTAAAACCACCATTTGTTCCAAGCCATATAATGTTAATATTATCACGCATTGATTTCATAGCATAAGTAATTAAGGTAGTTGGGCGAGAAACAATTACGGACTCTCCATTTTCGAAAC